GTTTAGCTACAAAAGGAAAAGAAAAAATTAGCGAAGGTATACAGAGTTTAATGAATATGTTAAAGAATTAAAATGGCCATTGAAAAGAATAATCCAGACGATCAGATTGATATTAAAATAGAACCTGATTCAGCAAGAGAAATCCAACAACCTTTAATGGAAGGTGACGCGATGATCTTGGACGACGGTTCAGCGATCGTTAATCCTGCAGAAGATACCTCGGAACAAGGAGCATTTAATGCAAACCTTGCAGAGTTAATAACTGAAGATGAATTAGAATCTTTAGCTGCAGGACTCATGAGTGATTATGAATACGATAAAGATGCAAGATCTGATTGGTTAAAATCTTACACAGACGGATTAGATTTATTAGGATTTAAATACGAAGATAGATCAAAACCTTTTGCAGGTGCAAGTGGTGTAACACATCCTTTACTTGCAGAAACAGTCACACAATTTCAAGCACAAGCTTATAAAGAATTATTACCACCAGAGGGTCCTGTGAGAACACAGATTGTAGGTGAGATAAATCCACAAGTAGAAGAACAAGCACAACGTGTCAAAGAGTTTATGAACTATCAGCTATCTTATGAGATGGAGGAGTATGATCAAGAACTAGATCAAATGTTATTTCATTTACCACTTGCAGGTAGTTCGTTTAAAAAAGTTTATTATGATGCCGTGAGAGGCAGAGCAGTATCAAAGTTTGTACCAGCAGAAGATGTCGTTATTCCATACAATACAACAGACATGGAGTCTTGTGAGAGAATAACTCATGTCGTTAAAATTATGGGTAATGAACTTCGCAAGAAACAAGTCGGAGGTATGTATCGTGACATAGATATTTCTGAAAGCCCTGTCGACAAAAATGATGCTAGTAAAAAATATGATGAATTAGATGGTGTAACAGAAACATACAACGCAGAGGATATTGTGTTGTTAGAGTTCCATTGCGATTTAGACATACCAGGTTTCGAAGATAAGAACGCGACAACAGGCGAACCAACTGGTATTAAATTACCTTATGTGGTCACTGTTGATGAAGGTTCTGGAAAAGTCTTATCTATCTATCGCAACTATGCAGAGGGAGACTTATTACGAAAAAAGATTCAATACTTTGTTCATTACAAGTTTCTGCCTGGCCTTGGCTTTTACGGTTTTGGTCTCATACACATGCTTGGCGGATTATCAAGAACTGCAACATCAGCCCTCAGACAACTCATTGATGCAGGAACTTTAGCAAACTTACCAGCAGGTTTCAAAGCTAGAGGACTGCGAGTCAGAGATGATGATGAACCTCTACAACCAGGAGAGTTCAGGGACGTGGATGCACCAGGTGGCGCGATCCGTGAATCCTTGATGTTGATTCCTTACAAGGAACCAAGTCAAACTCTTTTTGCATTATTAGGATTTGTGGTAGACGCAGGTAGAAGATTTGCATCTATAGCAGATAATAAAATGGGCGAAGGTTCACAGGCAAACCCAGTCGGAACAACAATGGCTATCATGGAACGCGGCACGAAAGTGATGAACGCTATACATAAAAGATTACATTACGCACAAAAAGTTGAATTTAAATTATTATCTAGAGTGTTTGCAGAGAGCTTACCTCCTGAGTATCCTTATGCTATACGTGGTGGCAACAGAATTATTAAGCAACAAGATTTTGACCAACGTATTGACATACTCCCAGTATCTGATCCAAACATTTTTTCTATGGCGCAGCGCGTTACTCTAGCGCAAACACAATTACAAATGGCGTCGTCCAACCCGCAGATGCACAACTTACATGAGGCATACAGAAGAATGTATGAAGCATTAGGGGTCAGGGACATAGATATGATTTTACCTCCTCCTCAACAACCTCAACCTGAAGATCCAGGGATAGAAAACGCTAAGTCATTACAGATGTTAGCACTAAAAGCATTTCCTGGTCAGGCACATCAAGCACACATAGATGCTCATAGAGCTTTCATGAGTTCTTTTTTAGTTGCAAATAACCCACCTACCATGGGTATATTACAGGCACACATCTCTGAACACGTTGCATTATTAGCGAGAGAAGAGATTACAAAGAAAAATGCACCACTTATTGAGCAAGAAGCACAAAAAATGGGTGGAATGTTGCCTCCTGAGCTTTTACAACAGTTTCAACAACAAAATGAACTTGAAATTGCACAAAGAATTACTGAATTAACTAATGAAATGGTAAATGAAGAGCAAGAAATGATGAATAAAGACGATAAAGATCCATTAATTAACTTAAAACAGCAAGAATTAATGCTCAGAGCTCAAGAAGTAAGGCAAAATAGAGAATTAGCAGAGCAAAGATTAGATTTAGACCTAGAAAAACTTAATTTTGAAGGTAAAAAGCTAGAACAAAAGGATAATATCGACAAAGAACGCATACAAAGTCAAGAAGACATAGCAGATTTACGCGCAGAGGTATCTTTGGCATCAAAAAGGGGTTAATAATGGCAAACGGTAAACTATCAAAGGATATAATTAGAAAATTAATAAAAAAATACAGAAGACAGCCTGGAACTAAAGTTGGCGACCCAAGAAAAATATCGCAAATGTTGAAAAAGGGTGCTAAGATGCCTACATATTTAGCAAGTAAAGGCGGACATGTTACAAAAAAAAGAAAAACAAAAAGAAAAAAAGCTTAGTCCAAAAGAAATTTTGGATGATGCTTTTGATTTTGCAACAAAATATCCTAATGATCCTATGGTCGTCAGTGCTTCGCTAATGGTTGTTGCAAAAACAATTTATTTAAATTTATTAGGTCCAGAGCAAACTCAAGTCATGATGGATGCCTTTGCTAACGGCATTGACAACTATGAGGTTAAAAGAATAACTTTACACTAATGGCTATTTGTAAAAATTGCGGGCATGAGTGTCATCATACTAACGGTGGATCTTGTCATTGTGGTTGTGCAAACTGTGAACATGATATACAAGATGCAATGGATAAACTTACTAAAGTTTTGACGATAAATGAAGGTTATGAATATGATGTTTTATTTGAACCTGATTTTACTCTAACAGAAAACTAAGGAGGTAATATGTGTGAATATTGTAAAGGCGAATGTCTTGGATGTTAGGAGGTTAACATGAAATTATTAAAAGACACATGGCAATGGATTAAAGAATGGAACGAGTGGGGCATGAAAGACTGGATTAAAGCTGGTGTGATTGCTGCAATCGCTATTGCCGTAATATCAGGAATGGCTGGCTAATGCTAAATTTATTAGTAAAGCCCTTACTTGGCGTCGTCGCTGACGGCGTCAAGGGCTTCGTAGAGACAAAGAAAGCAAAACAAGAATTAGCTGTTACTGAAATTAAAGCAGCTAAGGCTATTAAAGAACAGCAGATTGCAGGAAAAATTAGCTGGGAGGCTAGTGCTGTTGATCAAATGAAAGGGAGCTGGAAAGACGAGCTAATTTTAATATGCCTGTTGGTTCCAGCGGTGGCAGTCTTCATACCTGGATGGACTCCACATATTAAAGCTGGTTTTGAAGCTTTACACTCACTCCCTGATTATTATAAGCATCTCTTATACATCGCCTGCAGTGCGAGCTTCGGCATCAAGGGGGCAAAAGGTGCTATGGGTTTAATAACTAAAAAGAAATAAAGAATGGATGTAATACACCTTGTAGATAGAATCTACAAAATAATTAGGACTAGACAAAATCAAATAACTCAGTTAGTAATTAGTAATCAAGTTAAAGATTGGAATGAATATCAAAATCATTTAGGTCAACTTGATACATTAAATTATATTGAACAGGAACTCACGGACCTGCTAAAAAAGAAACAGGAGCAAAATGAGTAATTTAATTTTACCAATGCACGTTGCTAAAGCTGTGCAGAAAAAGAAAAAAGAAGAAGAAAAAAAAGAAGAGAATAAAAAAGAATTATCAAAATTACCCGAACCTACGGGTTGGCGCATTTTAGTATTACCACACAAAGGTGCAGGCAAAACTAAAGGCGGAGTCTATCTCTCAGATAAAACCATACAAGAAACTCAAATCGCAACCAACGTTGGATTAGTTTTAAAAGTTGGTCCCGACGCTTATAATGATAAAGATCGTTTTCCAAACGGTCCATGGTGTCAAGAGAAAGACTGGGTAGTATTTGCCAGATACGCTGGTTCACGTTTAAATATTGAAGGCGGAGAACTACGCATACTTAATGATGATGAAATACTTGGAACAGTTGAAGATCCAGAAAGTATCTTATCACCAGTAACACACTAAACATGGAGAGATAACCATGCCCGAAGCAGCAAAAATAGAATCAACAAAAGAAGATGCACTGATGGTTGAATTAGATACATCAGGTAAATCTGTTGACGTTGAGTTAAAACCTACAAAAAAAGAAGAAACTGAAACTGAGGTTGTAGAGGAAAAAAATACAACCGAAGAAACTAAAGAAACAAAAAAAGACGAAAGAGAAGAATACAGTGAGGGTGTTAAGAAAAGAATAGATAAACTCACTTACAAGATTCGTGAAGCAGAGCGTAGAGAAAAAGAAGCTTTAAGTTTTGCAGAACAAGTTAAAAAAGAAAAGGACGAGTTACAAGGCAAGTTTGATAAATTAGATGACGGCTATGTTAATGAGTTCACAGGTCGTGTTAAATCTGAAATAGAATCTGCGAAGATAGCACTTAAAAATGCTATGGCTGCTGGAGATGTAGATGCTCAAGTGGCAGCTAATCAAGCTATTGCAAGGTTGGCTATTGAAGAAGAGAGAATAAAAGCGACAGAAGATCAAAGAAAAAAGTACGAAGAATCACTAAAAAATACTGGACAAATAGGAGACCAGCCTGTACAAAATAATGTAACGGCCCCTACCAGACCTGATCCTAAAGCGGAAGCTTGGGCTGAAAAAAATGAGTGGTTCGGTAAGGATGAAGCTATGACGTACGCTTCTTTTGGTATTCACAAGAAACTTGTGGAAGAAGAAGGGTATGATCCTACCTCTGATGATTATTATGATGAGATAGATAATAGACTTCGAAAAGAATTTCCCCATAAATTTAAAGATGGGGGAGAGGTTCAAGAAGGCAAACAACCCGTTCAGACCGTTGCCTCTGCTAACAGAACCACAAGGTCTGGACGCAAAACAGTGAGACTCACACCATCACAAGTAGCAATAGCTAAAAAATTAGGTGTGCCACTTGAAGAATATGCGAAATACGTGAAGGAGTAGGCATATGAATAAAATAGATGAAAATAAGACTCCACGCGCTGCTCAATCCCGCGAGAAAGCGACTCGTAGGAAACCATGGGCACCCCCGTCATCTCTAGATGCACCACCTGCACCCGATGGGTTTAAGTACAGATGGATACGCGCTGAAGTTCTAGGTCAAGCAGATACTAAAAATTTATCTGCAAGATTAAGAGAAGGCTTTGAGTTAGTTAGAGCCGATGCTAATAGCGAGTACCCAATCATTCAGGAAGGCAAGTACGCTGGTGTAATTGGAGTTGGAGGTTTGTTGCTGGCTAAAATTCCAGTAGAAATTGTTGATGAGCGAATGGCTTATTTTGCGGAACAAACAAAAAATAAGGAAGACGCGATTCAAAATGATTTACTAAAGGAAGAACACCCCAGCATGCCTATCTCTAAACCAGAAAGGCAATCTCGCGTAACCTTCGGTGGTAACCGAAAGAACTAATTTTTTAGCTCTTTAGTCCATCGAATAATTAATAAAATAAAACAAAGGATGAGATAAACGATGGCAAACAAAGACGCAGCTTTTGGGTTTAGACCCGTAAGGCATCTTAGTGGTGGTCTCATTAGAAGAAACGAATACACTATCGCCGCGAACTACGGAACTGACATCTTTCACGGACAAGCTGTGAAAGCTGTAACTGCAGGTGGCATTGAAGCTGCTGCAGCAGGTAACGTAATTTTAGGTATCTTTGGTGGATGTTTCTTTACAGACCCTACTACAAGTAAGCCAACATTTAGCAACAACTATCCAGCAAGCACAAACGCTTCGGATATAGTTGCATTTGTTTACGACGATCCTAGAATCGTCTTCGAAGTTCAGCACGATGGTACAGGCACAGCAGCAATGAATTTTGCTGGTTTTGATTTAGTAGGAACAAGCGGAAGCTCACTTTCTGGTAGATCAACTCAGGAGTTAGATACTTCTACAGCAGGTACATCTGGACAATTCAAGCAAATTGGTATTTCCAAGGACCCAGACAACAGTGATACAAGCACAGCAAACGTTAACGTTTATGTGATTCCAAACACTGGCGAACATTCTTGGATGCTAACAACTGCATTAAGCTAATAGGAGTTAATTATGCCGATATCAAGATCACAACTGGTAAAGGAACTAGAACCTGGCTTAAATGCTTTGTTTGGTTTGGAATATGCCAGATACGAGAATCAGCACGAAGCTATTTATGATACAGAAACTTCTGACAGAGCTTTTGAAGAAGAAGTAATGCTATCAGGTTTCGGTACAGCGCAAGTAAAACCTGAGGGAACTCCAGTCAACTATGATGACGCAACAGAGTCTTTCACAGCGCGCTATACACACGAAACAATAGCACTTGCTTTTGCGATTACTGAGGAAGCAGTAGAGGACAACCTTTACGACAGAATCAGTTCTCGTTACACAAAAGCATTAGCTCGTTCTATGAGTAACGCTAAACAAGTGAAAGCAGCAAACGTATTAAACAATGCGTTTAACTCTTCTTTCACAGGTGGTGATGGTAAGGAGCTTTGTGCTACTGATCATCCTACAACAGGTGGAACTATATCAAACGAGTTAGCAACTGCTGCTGATTTAAACGAAACATCTTTAGAGCAAATGTTAATTGACATTGCTGGTTTAACTGACGACAGAGGATTAAAAATCGCTCTGAACGGAAGAAAACTTATTATTCCAGTCAATCTTCAATTTACTGCTGAAAGATTAATGAAGTCCAATTTGAGAACAGCAACTGCTGACAATGACTTAAATGCCATTGCAAGCATGGGAATGTTACCAGAAGGTTATACAGTTAATAACTTCTTAACCGATACTGATGCGTTCTTCATTAAGACTGACTCTCCGAATGGAATGAAGCACTTCCAAAGAGCACCTATCACAACTAAGATGGAAGGTGACTTTGAAACTGGCAACGTAAGATACAAAGCAAGAGAGAGATACTCTTTCGGTTTCTCTGACTTCAGAGCTATCTTCGGTTCACCAGGAGCTTAATAAAACTTAATTTGTGGGGCTTCGGCCCCACAATAACTAGGTAATAATTAATTACGTCGACTGACCTAGCAGACTATCGTAGAGACGGCGTAAAAATACTACGAGGTAAAATATGTCAAATACAACTTTTTCAGGTCCAGTTAGATCAGAAGGTGGCTTTAATGTAATTAATAAAGCTTCTGGAACTGGAGCTGTTACAGAAACAGGATTTTCTGTAAACTCAACAGGACAGCTAGTTTCTATGGGAACTAGAAAAATTCAATCTTTTGCAGGTTCTTTAGCAGGCACAGATGCTGCTTCTACTGCATATGGAGATGGAGATGTTCTTGTAGAACTTGGTGCATTAAATACAGACGCACCAGATGGTTTAGTAACACCTACTAAATTTTTTATACATCGAGCATTAATAGGTATCACAACAGCAGCAGGTGAAACTCTTGTTGGTGGTCTATCATTGAGTGCTACTTCTGGTACAGCAACTAACTCTGCAGTTTCATCAGGAACTGAAATCGTTGGTGCTGGTGTAACATCTTTTAATGAACAGTTAAGTGCTACACAATCAATTACAGAAATTGATGTAAACTTTAATGATACTGCTGGTAACTACCATATATTTGTTCCAAACGTTACAGCGGCGATTGCTAGCAAAAACTTATATGCTTTTGCTACAACTGCAGTGAACGCTGACATTACTGCTGGAAGATTTACAGTGGAGTTAGAATACTCAGTATTTTAAAATTAGTGGGGCTTCGGCCCCACAGTTTCTTGATTAAGGAGGGAAACGATGGCAGATACAGTAACAGGACCTACAATCCTACAAGAGAACGATAAGAGAGTAACAATTAAAATAGTAGTGCAGTCTGACGGAACAGGTGGCACAACAGTTTTTGGTGACGTATCAGCGTTAGCAGGTAACAAAGAAGGACAATCAGTTACAACACTTTCTCTACAAAGAGTATGGTGGACTTGTGCAAACGGTGATGGCGCGGATGCTTTTGCTCGTTTAGATTATGAAGATTCTGATGGAGACATTCCTATCATAACTTTAATAGACTCTGGTTATTGGGACTTTAGAGAGTTTGGTGGCATACCAGCAAACACTAGTAGTAACTCTAACGAAAATGATGTTAACTTTGTGGTAGCGGCAGCTGCAGATTCAGGTAACAGTTATACTTGTATCGCAGAGTTTATTAAAAACTATTAATGATTTCTAGATCTTCCATGCCTCAACAAATATCTAAGGCAGGTCAGAAA